GCCTTCGGCGAGACGAAGTCCGGGCTCGCCGAGTCGGGATCCGCCCTCAAGAGGCTGATGCTCCCCACCCTGGCGAAGGTCAACCGGCTCCGGCTCCGGATCAAACCGGGGCTTCTCACCGTCCTGGAGACGACCGCCGAGCTCGAGAAGGCTTCCAGGATGCCGGGGGCGACGACCTTCGACAACCTCACTATCGAATGGAGGGAGAACCTCCCCACCGACCCCCTGGAGGCGGCGAAGGTGGAGGCGACGAGACGGGGAGCGAGAGCCACCTCGACGTGGGGGTCCCTATCCAGGCTCGACCCCGACGCCACCGAGAAGGACCTCGAGGCCGAGGAGGCGAGGATCAAGGAGGAGGAGGCCGTCCTCCCCCCCTAATTTATCACAAAAAGGACAAACCTTTAAATACTATACCAGTGAATATAGACAATAAGGCAAACGAAGGCCGCAAACTTCGGAGATTCGAAAATGTCCAGTGATGATGAAAAGAAGTTCACTCAGGCAGACGTGGACCGGATAGTCCAGGAACGGATAGCCCGTGAGAAGGCGAAATACGCCGACTATGACGAGATCAAGGCCGAAAATGAGGACCTGAAGGCCAAGATCGCCGAGAACGAATCCGCCGCCCTGGAAAATCTGAAGCAGAAGGTCGTCGCCGACCTCAAGCTCCCCCCCTCCCTGGCGGGACGTCTCCAGGGCTCGACTGAGGAGGAGCTGAAGGCAGACGGCGCCAAGCTGCTGAAAGAACTCGGTCCCCGTGAGCCTGTGGGTGGTGGGGGGCAACCTCCGGGCGACGTGAAGAAACCGTTAACCCGCGAGGCTGTCAAGAAGATGACCCCCGACCAAATCATCGCAAACATGGACCAGATCAAGGCCCAAATGAAAGAGGGCTCACTGAGGTAAGATAGATGGCAATAACGAATTTCATAGGCGAGGTTTGGGCGGCCCAAATCCTCCAGGCTCTCCAGAAGGCCCTGGTTTACGGACAGGCCGGAGTGATCAACCGGGACTACGAAGGCGACATCAAGGGGAAGGGCGACACGGTGAGGATCACCGCCCACGGCCCGATAACGATCGACAACTACGACAAGAGCACCGGCCTCTCCGATCCTGAGGAGCTGGACGACGCCTCCACCACCCTGGAGATCACTCAGGCCAAATCCTTCAACTTCCGGATCGAGGACGTCGACAAGGCGCAGATGAACGTGAAGCTGATGGAGAGCGCCACCAGAGACGCGGCCTATCGGCTCGCCGAGGTCGCCGACGAGTACATCGCAGGGATCATGGCCGCTCAGGCCGGCTCTGCTGTGGGGGCTGACGGGTCCGACAAGATCTTCGACGGAACGACCGACCTGGTGTCCGAGGAGCTCCTGGAGGTCAAACAGAAGCTCGATGAGGCCAATGTCCCCTTTGAGGGCCGATGGGTCATCATCCCGCCCTGGGTGACGAAGTGGCTTCTCCAGGAGGACGCCGTGAATCTCCCCACGTGGTCTGCTGTGGAGGGAGTGATGAAGAACGGTCAGATAGGCCGCCTTTACGGCTTCGACATCCTCCAGTCCAACAACGTACCGAACACGGCGGGCGACCACTACAAGGTCCTGGCTGGTGTCAGCAGGGCGACGACCTTCGCCGACTCTGTGAACGAGACCGAGGCTTACAGGCCGGACAAGTTCTTCGCCGACGCCCTCCGGGGCCTTCACTGCTACGGCGCGAAGGTCATCGATCCTGAATGTCTCTGCGTTCTGACTTGTGCTCCGAGCTGAGGTGGTGAAAAATGGCAACCAGATCCGAAATTACCGTAAACGAGCTTAACGGCGCATGGGCCGACAGAGCGGCACCCGACGCGATCGACAAGTCCAACCATCACTACATCGCCGCCGGGGCCAACTTCAAGAGGCTGCTGATCCTCGTCCACATCTCGGCGGGAACGGGAACCGGCGGCGCGGTGACTCTGAAGGCCGGAACCGCTCACCCTGCCTTTAGGCGAGGTCTCGGCGACCTTGTGAGAGGCGACGACGTGGTCGCCAACGATGAGTTCTGTATCGGACCCATTGAGACGGCTCGATACCTCCAGGCAGACGGAACGATCCACATCGACATAACCGACACGACCGGGACGAACATCGCCGGGACGATCGAGGCCTACGCTCTGCCTTGAAACATCACGCTGGTCAGCGTTAGCCATAGGGGGAAGCCTCAAAAGGGCTCGCACCTAGGCCCGTTCCCCTGGGCTTCCCCCACAAACCTCGAAGGGTACGATTCTATGACTGAATATGTCACTTCTGAAGAGATGGACGCCTACGCGGCCGACAGACCCGACTCCTCGGCCTGGACCGGCGCCACCGAGGCGGATCAAGAGGACGCCCTAAAATACTCCTCCTCCCTTGTGGACTCTCTTCTATTCGTGGGCCGGAAGTACGACACCGATCAGGCTCTCCAGTGGCCGAGGCTGATTAAGGTCCGGGGCGGCTGGACGGTCGAGAGGGACACCGAGGGGGACGTCTGCATCCCACAGGCCATTAAAGATGCAGTCTGCGAGGAGATCCTGGCGAGGCTATCTCCCACAGGCGACGAGAGAAGAGCCCTCCAGGCCTCCGGGGTGAAGAGCTTCCGGATCTCTGACCTCTCCGAGACCTTCGACCCTGCGATGCAGGGAGGCGGGATCAAAGGGACCCCCCTCATATCATGGACGGCTTACCGGCTGCTGGAGCCCTATCTGGCGAAGGGAGCGCGGGCGAGATGAGCCTGATCTCCGGCTACCTCAACCAGACGGCCAGCCATTACGTCACAGCCGAATTTTATAATGGGGCTCCTCTCGACGAGATCCCGCTCAACAATATCACCATCGGCGAGGACTTCCGGGTCAGGGCCGAGCGTTCGGGGACCGCCGGTGATCCGAGACACGTCTATCTGGTCGGGACCCTTGACGGTGAGCCCGTAACTGAAACTCTCACTTTTACATCTGGTCTATACGGCCCCGAATTGATCGTAACGAGCGATGAGCTATTCGACGACCTCACCGAAGTTACAACCGATATGGGAGGGGACTACGGCATAACAATCAGTATTCGGGCCGTTGATGCCGCCGGCGATGAGATCCCACCCACATGGCAAGAATTCGCTTGCAGGTGGGAAGACAAAAGATCGACCTACCTTAAGGTGAGTGACGACGAAGCCAGCGAAGTTATCGCCGTATCTGATGCCAAAGTGATATGTGAGGCTCAAATAGAGGCCGAGGCCCTGGTTAGGCCCGTTGTTGGCGGCGTTCCGGGTATAGTCTATGAGGTTAAGGTGGTGAAGTCCACGCCCGGCTTATCGGGGTCCGAGGAGTTCCGTGTTCTTCTTCTCGGGGGCGTGGGGGAGTGAATGACCCGCCGGACCCCGACCCAACGAATAGGCGACAAGTGGGCGAGGACGATCTCCGAGGCCTTCCTGAAGTGGCAGAGGGAGGTAGAGATCGACGGCCGAAAGAACATCCCGGCGACGACCTTCGACCCCTCTCCTTTCATCGAGGCCGCATTTTACGAGGGCGGCGAGGCTCAGCTCGAAGAGATCGGGAAGCTTGTGGGGATAGGCGTCAAATTCGATCTACGAAACCCTGAGACAGCGGCCTGGATCATGAAATATGGAGCGGCTGAGGTTAAGTACATCGACGAGACGGCGAAGGCTACTATCAGAGATATCGTCCTCCGGGGCCAGACTGAGGGCCTAACCCCCACAGCTCAGGCGAAGCTGATCAAAGACCATATCGGACTCCTCCCCCGCCAGCTCCGAGCCCTGGAGACCTTCGAGGAGGGGCTTGTGGGGATGAATGAAGCCGCGAAAGCGAAGGCGGTCGAGAAGTACCGCAATAGACTTCTGAGACAGAGAGCGATGACCATATCGCTTACTGAAGGCCACAAGGCAGCCAACGAGGGTTATCGAGCGGCCAACAGGGACGCCGTGAAGCGCGGGATCCTGGACCCCGACGAATGGGAAAGAGAATGGCTCGGGACACCCGACGGCCGGATGTGCCCTATCTGCGCGGGGCTTGTGGGCGCGAGGGCGGATCTTCCCGACGGTCAGTTTGATAGAGGGGGAGGAGGCGGGCCAATTAAGCACCCGAAATGCCGTTGCTGCGAGATCCTGGTCCGGAAGGTCGCATAACTGGTCATCAACACCGCAACAATTCTATTCTCACCATTTTATAAGCACCGTTTCGACCTGTAAAACCTCCTCTTTGTGGGTGAAATCAGCATCCATCGGGCTGTCTTATGTAAGCTGTCTTATGTAAGGAATCTATATATACCATCCCTTACATAAGACAACCCATGGACGCGGTTAAGGACCCCACAACGGGGAGGTTGTACAAACAAGAGATCTCCCTCTGTGGGAAGGAGCGGTGCAAGAAGTGCGAGCGAGGTGATGGACACGGCCCCTATTGGTATGCCTACTGGTGGGAGGGGGGGAAGACCCGGAAAAAGTACATCGGGAAGACCCTTCCGGCGAGCCTTACACAAGACAACTTACAAAAGACAGAAGTCCTTACACAAGACAGCGAAGAGTCTTATGTAAGACCCTTACCTAAGACAGATACCTTACATAAGACAACGGGCCTTACACAAGACAAAGCCTTACCTAAGACAGCAGGGAAAGGGGCCTTACCTAAGACAGACGAGGGGGTCGTCGAGAGAGCCCTGGAGGTGATCCGGGACTTCCACAGCAGAGGGGTGGAGCCGAGCGTCTCCCAAGTCGCCGAGGTTGTGGGGGGCCATCCTAAGCATTTGGGCCGGTGGCTGAAGGC